CTTCTTAACCGCTGCCTTCCACGATTTCCAAGTGGTGTATTCTGTTTCGCCAAGGTAGTTTTTTGCTTCGGCGAGTGCTGCTAATGCTTTGAGTTGTTTCATTTGAGAATCCAATAAGAGAGAGAGAGTAGTGTATTTATGATTGGTGGCGAACTATAAAGCAGATTTCTTAAACAGGTTTTGTCTCAGCATCAATAGCAATCAGACGCATAATGTCTTCTCGCGATGCTACAACGTTGCCATTTGCTTTGTTACCGTTAGCAAACGGGACAAACTGAGCCTGCTTCTTTCGATCGCCTTTAACTCGAGCACGAACTGTAGCGGCATTCAACGCAATCGACAAGTATCCAGCAGCAACCTCAGCATTTCGGGCGGCATATCGAGGTTCAATAACTTCGCAATATTGAGTCTGCTGATTGAAGGCGGCGAGTGCGGCATCGTAAACGGTGTCGATCTTTCCGTCAATAGCAATGTCTTCTTCATCTTTTTCCGGCGGTGCTTCTTGACCCTGAAGTGTCGCCAATTCACCTTCGGTTGACGGAACATATTCATCGCCTGTTGCCAGATCCATTGGAAGAGTATCAAACAACTCGTCTAATGGGTTTGTGATTTTAGTTTTCAAAAGATCATTCATAAAATAGTCCGTTTCTCATATGGTCCGCGTTTCTTACCTAATTGGGCAGCAGAAATATTTGCCTTTGCCTTGTCTGAAAATGTATACTTACCGCCATATAGAGTGTCTTTAGTTTTCTTGATGGAGGCGACTCTCTTTAATTTTGTTTCGTCGCTCTGTTTTTTGCCTATATGAGCGAGGGAGTTTTGTCTTTTTACTTCTTCCCATTCGCCTGTTTCTTTCAGTCGCTTAACAGTTCTAGCACACGTTTTCGATAAAATTCTTTTATGTTCGTCTGTCAGTGTTTTACCGGTATTAGCAACACTAATCTTTTCCCTAACTATTAAACTTCTTGGCGAATCGTAAAATGCTCTTAGTGCGATAGACTTCTTTTTACTACTTTCGGCACTTTCTGGTTTTCGATAAGCATAAGATCCGCCACACCGTAAATTCAAGCATTCTCTAGACTTAACCTCTTCGAGAGAAACAAGTTGTTTTTCTCGTTCGTTAATAGCATCTCTAGAATCTAAGAATTCGAGAATCTCCATTGAATGTTTTTCTTTTCCATGCGCCCGAATAGAATGCCATAATACTTGCCCAGAACCAAAGTATCCATCATCAAGATTATCTGTGCTGTGAAGACCAATATAATACTTACCGTCGTCTCTAGTTATTTTATAGATGTAATGATACTTTCGGTCTTTGATTCGACGTGTCTTTTCACCCATTTTTATTCCTTAAACAGAAGTTCCAACTTTCTTCTTATTTATAGAAGATTTGTTGAGGAACATCGTCTTCTCAGTGATGACGCGAAACTTCGCGCCGTTTCGTTCTGCCCAGTCTGCGGCATACTCCCACTTTGCTTTATTAACGAGTAGGGCAGCAGCATCCCTGTCGCTCATTCTAGGTTTAGCAACGCTCTGAGCGTGTGGTTTGATTTCGATGATCTCTTTACAAACAACGCCAGCAGTGTTCAAATACATAATGACCATGTCTGGAAAGTATCGATGGACACGACCGTCAAGTGGACTCACATACGGGATGGCAAGTTCTTCTGAACCCCAGCGAAGAACAGCATTATTGCTGTCCAACCATTTCATGAAAGCAAGTTCCCAGCTAGAACGAAACATAATCTGATTGGCACTCTTGCCAACGTATTTCTGTGGGTTCTTCGGAATGAAGCGCCCACTTGCGAATGCTTTTGCCATTATGCCTCCTGAGCAGGATCTGAACCAGTATATGCGCTGCTTGAGAAAACCGCGGACCGTTGCTTGTCTGATCCAGAGGTTGTTGAATCGGTTACCATCGCCGCACTTGCGCGAGCATTCGGATTTTGAACAGAGCTAAACAGTCCGCCGAGTCGTTCACGCGCTGCGCCAGATACAAACCCGCCAATTGGTCCGCTAACGGCACTTGAAACAATACCACCAATCGCTGTGGAGAAACGCCCGCTGCCGCCGATAGATCCAAGCGTCTTGCCAATAAGGTCAGAGGTAATCTCTTGAGCGCCTCGCCCAAGAATGCTTCCAATAGCACCAGCAACTGGATTGGCGCCGCCACTTCCATTACCAACCGCTCCAGACGCTTTGTTCGGCGTGATGTCACTTGGGGCACCATGGACACCTGGAACTTTGACATTGAAATCTTGCGTGTAAGTGGTGCCATTAGCGCCAAGTGCGCCGATGTCAACCATTTCCATCCAGTCATAATCAAAAATCATTGTCAAGAGATTGACGTCATTAGTCTCGTGCGACAATTCGTCTAAGTCGAATGAAATGATTCGCGGGTTGATAAAGTCAAACGCGACCATATGAGTTGCTGTTGACAATGTCGATTGTGGATCAATGAAAATCTGCTTAACGCGAATTGCCTCAATTGAATTACCGAATTGAGAGTTAACGACCGATCGGTGCGCCATATCATCGGTCTTGCTATTTGATGTAGCATTGAATGCCATACCGGACCCGACCGACAATTTTTTGTTGTCGGGTTTTGTCAACGAACGATCTCGATAAAGACCACCAGCAGAAATTGGCGAATGAATGTCCATCAGCATTCTGAAGAAATCGAACACACGATTTCCGGCATCATCCATGAATGTAACGGTCAAATCACGATGTCGAATCTTCTTCAGAATCTTCGTTCTGAAGTTGTACATGTTTACATCTTCTTCGTACTCAAAGTCGATCTTTGGACGATCAACAGACTTGATCATGAAGGTAAATTCATTTTTGAGTAGTGAGTTATATCGCGCATCGCCAAATCGACTTCTAATATGCGCCTTTGCTGCTTCAGTAAAAATGAATTCGACTTTGAAAAGGAACTTCAATTTTGGGCGATAGTTTGTCGCGCCAGCAAGTCCAGCGGCATATGACGTCGCATACCACGAACCATCATTACGATTTACCGGCGCGTTTGGATCGACTGCTGGCAGAAATCCGCCGAGACCCCCGCGAGCAAAGTCTTCAACGACATTGCCGAATTTATCAGTCGCAACTTTTTCAAGCGCGATCTGAGAATCATTTAGGACATTTTTTGCTGAGAATGGCATGGCAACCTAGAATAAGTCTATATCCTATTTACGAGTTATCTTTATACCGGAAGTTTGTGAATGACAGTGATTTTGATGAGCAACGCTTTTCAAGCGTACTTGACGAAATGCCAAGGGCAATACTTGCTGATCGGACATCTTGGTATTCGATGTCGTGAATTATTACGGCTCTTTTTATCTTTGATAGGTGTTCTTGAAATTTCTTTGATTGTCGCTGGCCAGCTTTTCTATTTGCTAATGCTTCTTCGGACCATTTGAATCCAATCATTGCTTTTCGGTGATTTTCAATTTCTTCTGGTGAATGTTTTCTGCCTTTAAGCGCGGCACTCATTCTCGCTTTGTGGAGTTCTGTGTGAAGGCGCCCTTTGCCTGCTTTTGAGAGCTTGGCACGAGTTTCTTCACTTGTGGCTGGTCGATGTAATGCAGCCCCGCCAAGGATCAAGTTCATACACAGCGGATTCTTTATAAGCTCTGATGTGATTATTTCTTTCTCTCTGGCTATCAACGATAGCCTATCATTAAAAGATTCTATAATTTCTCTTTTATGATTTTCTCTCCCATGCTTCTTCACAGATCTTGATAATCTTTTTCCGCTTCCAAGATATGAATCATCCAACAGATCTGTTGAATGCATCCCAACATAAAACTTGCCAGTTGGCAAGCATACTGTCTTGTAGATGAAATGATATTTTCGTTGATTTGGTTTTTGCATACTAAAATAGCCTTGTAATTTCTCACAAGGCTATTTAGCAGATCCTGCTGATCTTGTCCCAGTTAGGCGTAGCAGAGCAAATCTTTCCAGTTTGGTGCTCCGGATCGAACGATGTCGAGACCCTTAACAAACTCACGCAGCGTCAAGAACGTAATCTCTTTGCGCTTATGCATGGTTTCAAGGTGAGCAAGGAGTTCTTCTTTCTTCTCGATTGGCACGTCGGTGTCGCCGAGTGTTGGGAGAATCTTCTTCATACGCTCAAGAATCTGTGCTGGTGAAAGATCCATGTTGATCTTTGCTGAACGAGACATGATAGCGCTGTCAAACTCTTCCTTCTTCAGGTTCGAGATGAAGATGACACGTCCCTTGAAATCGAATGACGATGGGTACTTGATACGTGCGTTTGTTGGATCAGTATCAATTTGATCGTCGATCTGTTGGAACAGTTGAGCACGTTCTTCGTCGTCCATACGCGAAACGTTGGTAGTGTTTGTAGACACCCAAGAGATTTCACGAACTGGTGAAGAGTCAAGTGCCGACTTCAAAACGTT